TCGGCCAGAGCTTTGGCGGCGTAAGCCCTTTGCCCCCGGCGCCGCGCACCCCCGCAGGCACACCCAAACGATGCCCCGAGGCCTTCTGGTGGGTGCCGCCTTGCTCGTGCAGAAGCGCGATAGGTGCCGTCGGCTTTCCCCCAGCCTTCACGAACCCCACCACGGCCTCGGGCTTCTTTTCGCCCTTGGACGCACCCCAGAACTTCACGCCCTGGGGAACCCAGCTCGTGCGGATCGTGAACTTGCGCCGCAGGTCCGCCTTCTCCGAGATGGAGATGTACTCCACCGTCGCCGTCATGGCTTCCGCCAGCGCAAAATGCGCGTTCTTCTCGATGTGCCGGAGCACTTCGCGAAGTTTCGGAAGGAGCGTCGGGAGCCGGATCTTCATCGGACCAGGCAAAGGGCTTTGCCCGGTGCGAGGAGTTTCATGACTTCGATGCGCGTCTCCGTCGGGGCCTTGACCGCGACCCCATCGGGCCCTGGTTGAAGGAAGTCGTCGGGAAGGACGGTGTCGGCCACGGTGACGACCAGGCGCCCCGTGAGACCCACGGCCGTGCGGAGAAGAGGGTCGGGAACGTCCATCGTCGCGTTCCCGAGCACTGCCGGGTGCGAGGAGACCACGCCGATGACCCGATCCCCCGGCTTGGCGGGGAAGACGCGGTCCTCGATGCGAGCCACGAGAGTGCCGGCCGGGATTACGCCGAAGACAGCGTTTTCGAAAAGCTCGGCGAAGTCGGCGCCGCCTGTGGCGTACGAGCCACTGGCCGAGTGGAAATTACCGTTGTTCGAGTCGATGCGCCATGTCCGAACAGTGGCAACACCTCCAACGACGCAATTTGCGGGTACACCAGAGCAATCAATGTCGTTGGATGCGAGCACAACCACGTTGGTGCCCCCCGTGCACCCGGTCGTCGAAAGCATCGTCGACTGCTGCTTGCCGGACACGATCGCGCCGATGGACGCCGCGATAAGGCTAAGCGTGACGCCCGTCAGGTCGCACTCGTCGGATGCCAGAAGCGCGATCGAGTTGGTGCCGGACACGTCATTCGTCGTGGCTCCGGTGGACGAACATCCCGCCACAAACGTATTGGAACACGCACTCGTCACCACCTTCTCAGACGCGATAACGGCGGATGTGCTTCCCGCAGAGATACTGCACGTGTACGCAGCGAGAATTGCCACGATGTTCGCGTTGCTGAGTACATCGACGTCATTCGACGCGATAATGGCTGCGTTCGCGGCCGTGTTTGCGGCCACGGTCGACGCGATGGATGCCAGGATGGCCACGCGACTTCCGAGCGCCGTGCTCGTTTCGGACATGGCGACGAGCACAGCCTCCGACGACCCGTCACCCGCCGTGGACGACTGGCTCCCAAGGACCGCGCAATACGCACCGTTCGTCGCGCACGATGCCGAGACGATGAGTGCCAGCGTGTGGTCCGTCGACTGGAGGGACAGCGGGTCGTTGTGCGACTTGATGCCGGCGCGGATCGCGGCCGCAAGCTGCTGGGAGTCCGCACGGTCCAACGTATACCCTTGACCCGTGACCGCGTAGCAGACCTCGTCCATGAGGTCGTTCAGGAAACCGTAGTCTACGACGGTGCCGTTGTCGAAATACCCAACGGGGTCCACGGCTGCCGGGCGTGCGGGCTTCGCGACTACTGCACCGTCTGCGTCGGTCCTGTACATACCCGCACCTCAGAAATAATTGAAAACGACGATGGTCTGCGCTGGTCGAACACGCTCGAACAAGCACTCGATTTGGTCCGCCATGTCCTGGTCCGCGACTTGGCTGCCCGGGATGTTCAGCCGCCACCAGAACCACCGGGAGTAGTCCCAGATCCTGTCCCCCACGACACTGCCCGACCACGGCGGTCTCGGACCGCCGCCGGTCGTGAACGGGGTCCAGTAGCCTTCCTCGATGTACCCGCCCGTGATGCCGAACACCTCTTCCAAGAGATGTAGGTAGTACGCGGGCGTCTGCCCGCCCTGGGCCAGGAACTTGGCCCGGACCGCGGCCTTCCGAGCGTCCTCGGACCCATTCTCGGGGGCGCAGTCGTCCGGGAGACCGAAGACCTCTTCCCACTCTTCGAGCATCTCGTCGGTCGTGCAGGGGTTGCACTCCGTGATGATCTTCTCGACCTGGTCCGACACCCGCGCCGTTTCCAGTGTCAGGCCCTCGGCCAAGTTGAACAGGTCCGCGTCGACCTCCGTGTCCCACAAAGGGCCCGGCGGCAGGAGCAAGATCCAGGCGTCCCGATATTCCGCCGATGTGGCGTGCGCGACCGCCGGGAAGATAGGTTCACGCGGTGTCCCCCGCATGTCCTCTGCGGTGTCCTCGGCCGCAACGTAGGGGTCACCGAAGCCGGGATCCTCACCGTACGGGTCGCCGAACCCTACGCCTTCCGCGTACGGGTCTCCGAAACCGCTACGGCCCGGCGTCGCCATTACGGATTCACCGTGAGTGTGCCGAAGACTGGGAACCCGGCCAGGCCGTAGTTCTGTGCCCCTGCCGGACTGACCAGCGTGAACGTCACGACGCCGGTCGTGTTCTGAATCGCGGCGATGAGCGCAGTCTCATACACGGTCACGCCCGGGTTACGGATGGGCGGCGACCCATAGAAGTCTTCCAACGAAGCCTCGATGGCCGTCTTCATAGCCGGCGTGTCTGGGGTCAGCCCCGAGATGACGACGTTCTGCGTGAACACGGCCGCTGCTGCGGCAATCACGATGGCCGTCACCTGTCGTCGCGTGTCAAGGTACGTCTGCACGTCCAAGATGAGCTGGGCGTCCGGCACGAGGTCGGCGGGGTTGTTCGTGATGATGCGCACGTCCACGAACGGCGGGTTTGCCGAGAGGACCCACGCATCGCCCACGCCCGCCACCGCGCGCGCCCACGCAATGTAGTCGGCTTCGGAACCGCCTTGGGGCGGGTTCTGGAGCCGGGCCAGGATACGCACGAGGTACGCCGCGTCGGTCTCGACGTCCTCGCCTTCTGCGTCCCCCTGGATGACCACGGCCGTGTCGATGGACGTGAGCGCGGGCGAGATGGTCAGTGAGGCGCCGTCGAGGACCGACCCGCCGGAGCCCGCGTCGACCGCGATGAGGGTCACGTCGGTGTACGGGGCCGCGATTGCGGTGTCGCCCATGACTTCGTAGATGACCCCGTCACCGCGACGCAGCGTGTCCCCAGTCGCGGCGTCCCCCGAGGTTGCCGTCACGAACCGGCCCACCGGCCGCGCCTTTGTCGGTTGCTTGCGGAGGAGCCCCAAAAGCTCGCCCCATCGGTCGAGGTACGCGCCTCGGGCCTTCGTCGGCAGCGACATCGCGAACAAGAAGTCTGCGTACCCATACATGCCGTGGCTCAGCCCACCCGAAGCTCGGGCGAACACGTTCATCGGGGACTGTGTGACCTTGACGAGCAGGTCAGGATTCGTCGAGTCGATATCGTTGACGATCCGCGTGATGATTGCCTCGAGGGGGGGTCGTTCAACTGCCATTGAGAACCGCCCATAGGTCGGAGAACGTCACGTCGGTCTGGGTGTTCCCCTGTGTCACCGTCACCGTGGCCTCGACGCGACCGTCGTTGTGGCCGACCGAGACTTCGATGAGTTCGGCAATCCGCTGCGTCGTCAGGTACGACAAAGCCGACTCCATGTAGCCCCGGAGTTGGGACAGGGTCTGCGCCAGGATTTTCGCCCGCTGCGCCTTCCAGAGAAGGGACCCGAACTGCGTCCCGTCCGTGCGCGCCAGGTCCTGCGCCCACCACCCGTATCTCCGAGATTCGGACTCGCGGGCCCACGAGAAAAGGGCCACGAGCACGACGTACCGGAGGGTCTCGGCGTTGGGCTTCAACGCGTCGGTAACGCTGAACCTCGACAGCCCCATCATGGAGGGTGACCGGACGGGGATGGTCATCCCGCCTCCACGAAGACTTTGGATGACGCGTCACTGATCACGCCGACAGACGCGAAAGGAGGCATAGTGCCCCCGGGGAGCGCATTGAGCTTCGTGTTTGCCAGAGTCACCCATGCCCCAAACTCGGCACTGGCCGATACCGCGTCCAGCGCACGAGCCACTCCGAGCATTCCCCCAGGTGCTGCCACCGTCGTGACCACGAGCCTCGCCGTCGCCCCGTCCGACACCGAAACCCCCGTCTCCAGCATTCGCAGGGACCAATCGTGGTCGTTGTACACAACGGACTCCCCGGCGGAAATGGCCGGCCCCCGGTAGTCCCCTGCGACCAAGGCAACGAGGTGGTCCGCGTTGCCGGACATCTGCATCGCGAGCACGGGCGCACCGTTCTGCGGCGTGGAGTGCAGCCCGTGCACTTCGAAGTGTTGAATGGTGTCAGGCTCGTCGTCCAGAAGCTCGGCAGACAGCGTGCGGAACCCACGGGTGGTCTGTGTGACGGCCCGGAGCACCCCGCGCGTCAGCATGTTCATGACCCGGTTCGCGATTCTGCTCACTTCAGGTCCTTCCGGTCCGGCAACCAGTGTACTTTCGTGGATTTGGCTGCTTCTGACAAGGCAACTCGTTGCGCGAGTAAAGTCCCAATGGCGACCGCGAGGTTTCCGCCGCTCAGGTTTCGTAAACCGCCCGTACCCCGCCCAGTTCTTGCCTTGGTCGTTTCCGGGGCTTCGTACGCCGCCCGGGGCTTGCACGTGAGCGACGTCGTCAACCGGCCCTCGTTCGAGAACGAGAACGAGACCTCGGACACGAGAAGAATCTCCCCCATCCACCCTTGGGTCTCGTCCCACACCGAGACCAGCATGTTCGGGCGCCACAACTTCTTGTCAGGCGCCCGCCAGCCCTGAACCTCGTACTGGGCCGTGATGGACTTCCCGATGCGCGCCTGACGCTCCCGGATGGCTCGGTCAACCGCCTTGGTACCGGGCATCTGGCTGCCGCCGGAGACGGTCAAGTTGCGGTAGCGGGTGACGTTCACGTCCTCGGCGTCGCCCCGCTCCCGGTGGTAGACATCCCCGCCCTGGGTGCCTTGGCTGCGTAACGTGTAGTGCTTGAACCGTTGCGACCAGTCGTAGGAGACGGTCGACGACATGATGTTGCCGCCCATCACGAGCACGTTCTGGGCTGCATCGTCCCCGGACGCCCCCGCCCGCGTGAGCAGGAGGTCACCTGCCGGAGTGTCGGTCAGGAGTAGGAACCTGGACCGTGCCTGCCTCTCCAGGGCCTCGAACACGGTCTCCCCGTGCTGCGTGCGGAACGAGGTCTCCAGGGGGAGGTCCGAGACCTCGGTCTTCACCGTGACCCCGTAGGGCTTCGCGAGCACGTTGCCGATCTGCTGAAGGTCCATGCCGCCCGGGATCCCCGAGCGCGCCGTGCAGTCCACGAGGTCGCACGTGCGGCTGCGGCCGGCGAGAGTCACGGACCGCATCTTGGGAGTCGTCTGGTCTTGGATCTGTTCCAGCCACCCGCTGAGCACAGGCTCCCCGTCCACGTGGATCTGGACGGCGGAGTTGACGGGGATGGCGTCCGCACTCCACCCGTCCGCCGTGACCTGGAACGACGATGCTGCCGCGTCCAGCGACCGGGACACGTGAGCCGACAACCACCCCGAGTAGATATGCGTCCCGACGTAGACCGTGATGTCCCCGTCATTGATGGCCGACGGACCATAGACCGGGTCGACGATGATCTTCCGGCGCATGGCCGGCTTGGACACCTTCTGGGGCAGCGACAAATCGAAGAACTTGTCGAAGAAGGCGGGGTCATCGGTGCGTTCGGTCATGCCGACAACACCTGAATCGTGGACGTGACGAAGGTCGGGTTCACGACGAGATTCCGCTGCACGATCTCGGTGTCTCGGAGAGGCGTCTCATACATGGAATATGAGATCACGACCGCCGGGATTGCTCCGACGAACTCCAGGGTCATCTCGTGTGGTAGGACACGGCCAAGATCCCAGACCATCT